ATCGGGAACTGCGTCGTGGTGTGCATCGCCACTAGCATGGTATGGAGCACCTGCTCCATCAGTTCCTCTATTGGGACCTTCGTAAATATCACTCCGTCTGCCAAGGGCGGGAACTCCTACGCCCTCAGTTGGTTCGTGTGCTATAAAGCAACGGGTGCTGCCGCGGCGATAACACCCACATTCAACGCTGCATATCACTGGTATGGTCAAGGGACTGAGTGGTCGGGCGCCGGTACCACTGCACTCACCGGCAGTAGTGCCACAGGGAGCAGCGGTGTCCCCTCTTTAGGTGTGACGCCTCATGCCAGTGGCGACGCTGTGTTCGTGGCTGCTTGTTCGTACAACGCCGCCCTGACTGGTCCGTCTAGTCCATGGACGTTGTATAGCGCTGGTGGCTTCACCGGCAGCGCTGCGTGCTACGCTCAAACCGCCTGGCAGGTTGCTCCTAGTGGCTCGCGACTGACAGCCTCGTGGAGTTCGATCAGCGTGGCATGGGTAACGTCTGGTATGGACTTAGAGGTCGCCGCCGCTGCCGCCGCCTACGCGCCCCCCACTTCCTACGCCCACTACGGCCAAGCCGTCCAACGTGCCTCGACGTGGTTCAAGCGCGTCCCGTGGCACGAGAAGCCGAGCGGGTTCCTGGTCCCATCTGGCGCGGAACGCCGTCTTGTCGTAGCCGGAGGCTGAGATGGCCCGTTTGGGTAGGAGTTTCCCGAATACCCAGCGGCAGTCTCCACAAGTCGAGTGGTGGGCACCCGCGGCACTGGTTGCTGCTGCCGGTGTCGCTGCCGTCACATGTGCTGCGTACAACCCGTCAGTCACGATCAACCCCGCACCGACTGTCGCTGCCGTCACCGTTGCCGCGAACAACCCGACTGCAACTGTTGACCCTACTGGCGGCGTAGCCAACGTCACCGTTGCCGCTAATGGTGCGACAATCTCGGTCACCTGCACCGCTGGTGTCGCCAATGTCACGGTCGCAGGACTCGCACCTGTAGCAACCGTACAGCCTCCCGCTGGCGTAGGCAGTATAACCGTAGCCGCATACAACGCTACGGGCACTCCGAGCGTTACAGGTAGTGCTGGTGTAGGTAACGTCACGGTTGCCGGTCTTCAGCCGCTGACCGAGGGCGAGATTGTAGTCCCCGGATACGCGAACGTATCCGTCGCGGCGAATCAATCTGTAGCAACTGTCAATCCCACGGGTGGACTGGGTAATGTTACTGTTGCAGGACTCGCAGCAACAGCAACGGTTCAACCTACGGCGGGGCAGAGTAACGTCGCCGTTGCTGGTTTGCAGCCAAGTGTCAGCGAAAACCCGACAGCGGGTTATGCCAATGTAGCCGCTGTCGCGTACAACCCGACGGCCACAACTGTTTCTAGTACGACGGCATTGCCATCGGCGGCAGCAGTCAGTGTTGTTGCTTACGGTCCTGCCGAGTCCATCACCGTCACTGCTGGCACAACCAATGTTGCCGTAGCTGCAAACAGTGCTGTGGCTACGATTGCGCCAGCCATAGGACTTGCCAGCGTCACTGTCGCGGCATACGGTGCGACGCCGACAATCAAGGCACTACCTAGTGTCGCTAACGTTGCAGTAGCAGCCCTTCAGCCACTTACTGAAGGTGAGATTGTAGTCGCTGGCGTTGCCAACGTATCTGTTGCTGCAAACAACTCGACGGCAACTGTCAACGTTCAGCCCACGGTAGCAAACGTCACGGTCGTTGCAAATCCATCGGGCATCGAACTTACTCCCAGCACAGCAGCTGTTACGGTTGCCGCTTACAACGCAACACCGACGGTCAAAGCACTACCGACCGTAGCGAACGTCACGGTAGCGGCACTACAGCCAACCGGCACCGAGATTGTACCTGCGGGACTCGCCAACGTCACCGCCGCCGGTCTAGGTGTTACGCCTAACGTCACAGCTCTACCGACTGTCGCCAACGTAACCGTCGTTGCATACGCCATCGGTGGCATGTGGACACCAGGCACGGCGAACGTTACTGTCGCAGCACCAGCACCAACAGTAACCGTCAACCCGACGGCTGGTGTCGCTGCTGTAACAGTTACGGCATACAACCCGACGGTCACGTCCAGCGGTAGCACGACCGCACCTGCCGGCGTTGCCAATGTCACCGTAGCGGCCAATGGTGTCACAGAGTCCATTGCGATCACCGCTGGCGTCGCTAATGTAGCCGTCACAGCGTACAACCCTGCAGCAACGGTTAATCCGGCAACGGGATTTGCCGGCGTCACCGTAGCCGCGAATGGCGCAACGCCGACGGTCAAACCTACCGCCGGCATCGCTAACGTCACCGTTACTGCGTACAGCACGACGCCAACACTGGTTCCCGTCGCCGGTCTCGGCAACGTCACTGTCGCAGCGTATGCTCCGACTGTCACTGTTGACGTACTGCCAACCAATGCGAACGTAGCAGTTACCGCGTACAACCCGACAGTCACAGCATCGGGTAGCACGACAGCCTCCGCTAGTGTTGCGAGTGTCACCGGTGCCGCGTACAACCCGACAGCGACGGTCACGGGTCTACCCGGTGTAGCCAATGTTGCTATAGCGGCATACAACGCATCGGCCTCAGTAGTCTCCACCACCACGGCGCTACCGACTGTTGGCAACGTTGCTGTCGCCGCGTACAACCCGACGGTTACCAGTTCATCTACCACGACGGCACCTGCTGGTGTCTCTAACGTCACCGTAGTTGCGTACAACGCGACAGGTACGCCGAGCGTCACTGGTCTAGCAGGATGTGCCAATGTCACCGTTGCCGCGTACGGTGCGTCCAACGCCCTAGGCGTTAATGCCGGACTCGCCAACGTCACGGTTGCTGTAAACAATCCCGCCGCGGGCATTGCGATCACCGCTGGCACGACGAACGTCACTGTTGCCGCCAACGGCGCAACGCCGGTATTCGGTGCCAGTGCGGGTGTCGCCAACGTCACTGTTGTTGCTAACGGTGTTACATCTGGCATCAGTACCGCACCGTCCACCGCTCTGGTCAGCGTTGTCGCGTACAACCCGTATGTCGTCATCGGTGGTACGCCGTCACCGATATTCGTTGCTGGCAATCCTGTCATTGCGTGGAGTGCTGGCGAACCGTACGGTACGTGGTCAGCAGGACATCCGACGATCAATGAGTGGTCAGCGGGACCACCTGTTACTACATGGTCAGCAGGTCATCCCGTTACTACATGGTCAGCCAGTCAACCAGAGGGTTGAGGTCACATGCTCCAAATCTTAGCCTTGGGCACACAGTACATACAGGTGCCGATCAGCAACACGGAGAGTATCAATCCGACTGGTGACGTGGTGACGTTCTGTTTTCTGGGACCATACAGTACCGTCCAGCAAGCGGCGGATATCCCACTGACATCTGGGGCAACTTGGTACACGGGATCGTGGAGTGTAGGGACACCGTACGTTGCGCGTTGTTTAGTTGGTCCTAACGGCGGTATAACGACGCTGGCGGTAGGTGCTTACCAGGTGTACGTAACCATACACGATAGTCCGGAAATCCCCATTTTATGGAGTGGCCCAATGGTGGTCTCATAATGACAAGCGCGTACGGATTTTTCGACTCTTCTTACTTCCAACGTACTCCCTACATCACGGCCGAGGAATACACGTCCGCTCCGACGGCTATGGACACCAGCAACCTTGTTGCCGGAGGACCAGCACCTAATGCCATCGCACTTGTTGAAACCATAGCACGCGCCTCATCGTGGATAGACCAGTATTGCATGGGTGCTTGGGGGTCGCTTGCTGCTACGTCCAACCAGGAAAATGCACGCGTGTGGGGATCGTACCGCAATACGCTGCTTGTGCACACAAAATACTGGCCTGTGCTCGAAGTTCAAGCCTTCACATACTCTGTGATCCCTGGTCCCGGTTATGCCGCATCCATCACGCCATCCACCAATATCACCGTGTATCCGCAACAGTTCGAGGTGTCTCTGCTCAGCGCATTCTCGTGGGGATTAGGTGCTCCGTCTGGCATCGTCCGTGGTGTGGAATACACCTGCCAGTTTCAATATGTCAATGGATGGCCGACCTCTACGCTGTCCGCATCCGTTGCCGCTGGTGCTGCGTCCATTACGCCCATCAGCACGATGGGTATCTACCCAGGCACCACGCTGACGATGTACGACATGCCCTACGATGAACAGATCACCGTAGCATCCACCTACGTGCCGCACACGACACCAGTGCCGTTGACTGCGGGCACGCAGTACGCGCACGCGACGGGCGTGATGGTGTCGAATCTGGCGCCAGCGGTGAAGGAAGCTGCAATCCTGCTCACATCCGCGCTCATCAAGCAACGTGGCTCTGCTGCGCTAGAGGTCGCTGATATGGGTGCCATCACTCATCAGGGTAGTGGATTCACGATGGGTGAAGGTGACGACGTTGGGCTTGCGATGGAACTCATTCACCCACTCAAGCAGACTTTTGTTGGTACCTGATGGCAATCAAACCCGCGGTACACCAGGTAGTCCGCAAAGCACCAGCCAAGAAGAAGGCCAGTAAAGCGCCCAAGACCCGCACGCAGAAGATTGCGGCAGCCAAGAACAAGGTCGTGGCAGCACAAAAGGCGCTGAAGGCGGCGCGGGCTGCGCCGACGGTTGCCCCGCAACGAGTCGGACTGGTCACACCTAACGCGATGCTACTCAACGACCGCATGAACACCTGCGCACTGTTGGCATGGTGGAACGCCTGCATAGCCGTGTTTGGCAAGGACATCCCGACACCAGACGACGAACTGGTTGCACAGGTCTATGCGTCACTCGGTCACAACGGTGATAACGGTCTTTACTTGGAATCAGTGTTGGATCGTGCCAGTCACGGACTATTCGGCTATCGACTCTTAAGCGATGACGACACAGTTCTCATCGGTAGTGCTGGTGACCATGCGTATGGCGGTCTGGACGCGCTAGGCGTTGACCTGGATGACGCGTGGTGGATCGGGATAGAACCAGCGTAGTCACTACAGAAACAAGGGTGACATGACAGATGAAGAACTGCTCGCAAAATACACCGACTATGAACGAATGTGCGGGTGCCTACCGGGCACGTTAGCAGTCAGAGACAGGTGGCTTCGCAAGTTTTCCAGAGAGGTCGGTTTCTCTACGGCAACACGTGAGGCTACGCAGGTGTGGCTATCGCGTGAGATGACCAGTAAGACTCGATCGGCCTGGATATCGACACTGACGGTGTTCTTCAACTGGGCCATCAACAACGGACACCTGAAGTTCCCTGCGTGGCGCGAGGGCGAACCTGAGAACAAGCCACCGACGTTCGGTATTGTCAAGCCACGATTGCACGCACGTCACCCGCGCCCGATCCCTCTTGTAGAACTACAACGCGCGCTTGCCAATGCGACACCCGAGATGCGTTGCTGGCTCCTGCTGGGTGCGCTGACGGGCTGTCGCTGCCAGGAGATAGCACTGCTTGAGCGTTGCGACATCTACGATCTAACCGACCCGCCACGACTGCATATCATTCACGGCAAAGGGGAAAAGGAGCGTTGGGTGCCATTGCATCCCGACGTGTTCGCCGCGTTGCAATCGCTGCCGATGCCGTCCAGCGGACGACTGTGGGACGAGACGCCAGCCAGCGTGTCACGCACCATCAACAAGTATCTGCATTCGTTACATATCCCGTCTACCGCGCACACATTGCGACACTACTTCGCATCCGCGACGTACCAGGCGTGCAAGGACTTGCGACTCACGCAGGAGTTGATGGGGCACAGTAGTCCGCAAACGACCGCTATTTACGCGGCTGCTGATCAGTCGCAAGCCGCAGGTGTTGTCTTTGGTCTGAGTCTTGGAGGCACCCAATGAGTAAACAGAGTGTCACCCAGGGCATCGCTACCTATCTGGACCCAAGCAACTCGAACATCCCCAATCTCGGCATGGTGTACATCGGCTTGCCGCGCATCACCAGTGAGTCCGACCTGTACACGAACACATATCCCGGTGCTGACAAGGGTGCGCTGATCTACCTGTTCATCAAGAATCAATCCGAGAAGCGCATTGCTCTCGGCGGTGCGCACCTCGGCAACAAGTTCCGCGTCTACGACCTTGGCATGCTGGTCGTGTTCAAAGCCGGTCCCGAGATAGATACGAGTGTTGCACAGACAGACTTTGACGGATTGATCGACGCGCTCACCGAGTACATACAGGCCAACCGTAACCCGAACGCTGCCACGTCTGACATCTTCCAATGGGGCGAGGGTGAAGTGAGCGGTGGCACTGACATCCAGATTGATTACGTGATCCCTCACACGATCAAGGGCGGTGTCTTGATCTTTCAGGCGGTTCTATCGGTGAAAATCTGCGAGATACTCAACACCTGATACCAAGGCAACACCCCAAACAAAGGTAGACGCACCAGAAATATAATACGGCCGCAGGGGCTTCTCAGTGATGATCCGGCATTGGCGGCACGACTGACACTATATCTCAAAGGAGATGGTTAAAATTCCGTACATGACCCCACAATCATGGTTGGGATTGGGTCTTGAGTCCGTTCGCGGTTCTGCCGCATCCGTCACGACCTACACCCCCGTCATATCTCCAAAGGTGGAGCCTAAAATTACTTGGCTCAAGGACCCGAACTTCCGCGGTTCTCCTGTCGCTAACTACGACGAGGTGCCTGGTGTCCGTTCTGACATCTACAGCGCCAAGACATTCATCTACACGGACACATTCCCGCAGTTGATCCGTGCTTGCCTTGGTGGCACTGACACCGTTGCCAGCGTGGGCGCTTCACTATGGTCGCACACAATCGGACTGTACAACAGCGCGTCTCTCGGCTCGCAACCGCCATCGTACACGATCTGGAATGACTCCGTTGACAACACGTACCAGTGTGCTGGTGGCCAGTGTGACAGCCTGTCCATCTCGTTCTCTGCGGATGCCGCAGTCGAGACGACATTCCAATTCTTGTGCAATGCCGCAGCTAGCGTGGTGGGTACCAACTACCCGAACGAATCTGTACAGCACATCATCCCCGCATGGAACTGCGCGGCATCTGTCGCAGGTGTGGCCGTTACCGCCATTGAGTCAGGATCGTTGGACATCAAGCGCAATGCAACGGCTATCCATACACTCGGGCAGCAAGCACCGTACCGTAACTGGGCGGGTCCGATCGATGTGAGCGGCAAGTTCGCCTTCGTCGTAGAGTCTGGTAACCCGTACTTCTGGCAGACCTTACTCCGTCAGGAACAGGCGTTCCGATTCTTGTTCACCGACCCATTCTCCAGCTACAGCATCGCCTTCAACATGTCCGCTTGTCAGTTGGAGAACGCTGTCATTGACCAGTCGAAGAACTGGATCAGCATGTCGGCAGACTTGATGGCTGTCGGTAACACCACCGACGCTATCGGAGGCGGGTTCAGCCCGATCTCGGCTATCGTCATCAATAACATCTCTACCGCGTATTGATGCCGACCGTCTGAACTGAGGTTCAAAATGCTGAACCCGAAACAGATGAATTTCATGATTGACATCGACGGCACGATTGCGGCTGCTCCGGCAATCTACTGTGATCTTATGTGCGCTCTCAAGGCTGACGGCAACCGCGTCTATATTCTCAGCGGCAACGGCAACAACGGTCCTAGCGGAAATACGTGGCAAGAGAAGTGTGACTATCTTAACAAGGTCGGAGTCACGCAATGTTGGGATTCGTTGACCGTTGTCACTGGCGACATTCCTGCGCAGAAAGCCCTGTGGTGTCAAGAGCACAAGGTGGACGTGGCCATTGACAACGACAAGAACAATTCCAAAGCACTTATTGCCGCAGGGGTTCCTCTCGTGCTGGTTCCTTGGGCGACACGCAGTCCTCAGAAGAAGGGCAAGAAATGACCGAAGCCGTATTCAAATTGAGGATCAATATCGAGCCCGACGAACCTGACACTCCACCGCCTGCTCGTGAGATCACCGACTGCGCCGTCATCAAAAGCAATGAGGAGCAGCGATATGTGCTGATGGTTGCCTATCCCGCGATGAAAGCCGACACCGCCGTAGCGCAAGATGGCCACCGTGATTTTGGCCAGGCCAATGTGATTGAGCAAGCCTGCTGGAACTTCATGCGTAAGGGTTGCAAGCTCGGCATGTTCCATGAGCCAGGTCACAACCCCGGCGAGGTCATTGAGAACTACATTTACCGTGGCCCGACGTGGGTTGAGGAATCTGCCGACGGACTGACAAAGCAAGTGATCGAACCCGACGATTGGTTGGTAGGAATGATCCTCACGCCAGAAGCCTGGGCGATGTACAAGTCGGGCGTCATCGGTGGCGCGTCCCCACAAGGCAGAGCACGTAGGCGTACGCCCGATCCCGCCACGCTCGCGCAACTTAGGAGCTAATCATGCCCGACGTAGATATCACAGAGTTTGAAGAGATCGACCCCGAGGAGCTGCATCTCGTAGGCAAAGGTGCGAACGGATTCAAGGCCCTACTTGCCAAGTCTGCCAGCGAAGAAGTACGCGCCGTACTTGACACCATCGCTGAACATGTCGGGCTGGAGGTGGTCAAGGCTGACGATGACGACGGGGGTGACGACGACGGTAAGCCCGCCTGTCCTACATGCAAGGGCAAGGGCAAGATCCTGGAAGGCAACCGCCAGTGCCCCAAGTGTCTCGGCTCCGGCAAGAAACCCGCAGTCGGTGACAGTGCGAAAGCCATCGGCAGGGTGAACACGGCAGAAGGTGCCAGGGTGACGGGACTGTCTGGTCTGTCGTCACCGCCTCTCGTATCGACTCAACTTGATCCCGCTGCGGCAATTTCCTCAACGCCAGCACCAGCGGGGGATGCGGTGTGTGCTGCGTGTAACGGCACAGGAATGATTGTAGATTCCAACGGCAACGAGGAAGTATGTCCCCACTGTCAGGGTATGCCAGGCGATCTGCAAGTAGCCGATATCTCCAGTGAATCACTAGACGCGGGCGATGGTCGACTAACTGACGATGGCTTCCCTGGCCGTATCAGCAACGCCAACAAGGCACTCGCGACATACGAGGGATTGCTCAAGGCCAAGTACAAGCAGAAGGACCGCGACAAGATGGCCAGCGGCGGACAGGCCATGTCGGATGGTGCATATCCTGTTGCCGACTCAGAAGACCTTGACAATGCGATCCACGCTGTTGGTCGCGGCGGGGCTGATCACGATGCTATTCGTAAGCACATTATCGGACGCGCCAAGGCTCTGAACCTGTCGTCCAAGATTCCGGACAACTGGAACGCGGACGGATCATTGGCTACCAAGAGCGTTGAGTTGGTCACCAAGGATGGCGTCACGACTGGCGTCAATCCGTTCCTCGGTGGCGCTGTCACTACGAACACGACCGATTCGTTCCCCACTGATACTGGCGTCACCGCCAGCACGGATGGTAGTACCGACGACGACGCTGATGACGATGACGACGGTACGGGTACGCCTGGTTCGCCGGCATGGGAAGCAGTGGACGCTCAGATCGCCTCAGACGCGGCTAATGCAATCCTACAGGCATACGAGTTGACCCGTCAGTTCCGTGACCGTGAGGCCATTGAGGTAGCCGCTGGTGAGGGCAACGACGTCTTCGATACTTTCGAGGCGTCGTGTGTGCTTGACCTGTTGTCTGCCGCAATCGGACAGATGGCAACGCTGTCGTTCCACGAAGGAATCGCAGCACAGAAATCTACAGAAGAGGTCGCTGAAAAAGCAGGAAAGCGACTGAGTACCAAGTCGGTCACGGCTCTTGCCGCTGCCCGCGATCACCTGACGCAATTGCTAGGTGATGACGATCCAGCAAAGGCGTCGGATGATTCCGATGAGGACGACGACGCATCCAAGTCCGAAAGGGACGTACTGAATATGACACCAGACGAGCTGACAGAACTTGTCGCCGCGACGGTTGCTAAGGCCGTCGTGGAGGTCGAAAAGGGCAAGACCGCGGCGGACGCAAAGGTCAAGGGCAAGAGCGCCAAGAAGAAGGCCGCTGTGACTGACGATACTGACAACGCTGACCAGGGTGACGCGGATAGCGAGACCGCCCCGCCAGCTGACGCGACCAAGGCTGAGGCCGATGAAACGGCCGAGCCTGTTGTTGAACTGACACCCGAACAGATCGAAGCCAAGAAAGCCCGTAAGGCAGCTAAGAAAGAGCTGCGCAAGGCTGAAGAGGTAGAACACAAGGCAGCGGAAGATGCACGAGTGGCTGCACTCATTACAGAGCGCGTCGAGAAGGCTACGGCCGAAGTCGAGGGGCTAAAGAGTGAGATTGAGGCCATGAAGCACAGGCTGATTCCCAATGGACCCGCAAAGACGAGTCCGCCGGGCATAGCCGCCAAGGCTGCCGAACGCGATGTGCTTGAACTGGAAGTTTCCAAGTACGAGCGCATGGCGAAGGACACATCAGACAGAACGCTTGAGCAAGGATATCTCGATTTGGCGAAAGCCTCTCGGGACAAGCTCGCGAATCTTTAGGAAAGGAACATTGTCAACATGGGACTACCTGTTGAAATAATGTTCGGCCATCCACTACGTGGTGCACGTCCCGACATGGACGATATGTCCAAGTCGGTACAGCCCGCAGTGCTGGCCGAACAGAACGAGCGCTTCGAACAGGCGATGATTGAGTCTGGTCACTCGACATTTAGTGGTGAGACTCAGCTACCTCCGGGTAGCACATTCGCGTCACCTGATGGTGGTTTTCAGGCGCCCGTACTACTCAAGGCTGAGTCACGTCGCGCAGATATTGCGCGTATGACCAAGGGACTAGATCCTGCGACGGCTGCTCTTGTAAAAGAACAGTTGGCCAAGGAATGGACTCTTGGTGACGGACTCACGACCGGTAACCCGATAGGCACGGGCCTCGTCCCGTTCGATCTTGAGGCTCCGGCAAAACTTTTGACACCTCGCCCAACTCCTCGAAGGGGACGCCGCACAGCGATGTGCGGATGACAACCACGTAAATTGCTGGAAACTCCTGTTAGATATACACGCCACAGCGAGAGGGGAAACCCTGGACGTGATGGCTCGAAAAGTGGTATAGTAGGGATGATCAGCAACCAAGTCGCTAAGGGGCAACCTATGCGAAAGGCTCAGAGACTAGACACGTGGAATCTGTAAGCATTTACATCTTGATCGACCCACGTAACGGAGAAATCCGATACGTAGGTCAAACAGCGCGAACACTCGCTATCCGATTGCGTGACCATCTGAAAGCAGCGCGTCGCAAGCGTGCTCGTGGCAGTTGGGTCTATTACTGGATGGCACTGTTGGTGCGCCAGGGCTATGTCCCGTACATCGAACTCGTTCAACAGGTTCCGTTATCGGAACTTGAACGAGCGGAACAATACTGGATCGCCTATTACCGTTCGATAGGTTGTCGATTGACCAACGGAACCGTGGGTGGCGAAAAGGTAGTGTTCACGGACGAGGTTCGTGTTCGCCAGTCCACTGCAGCCAAACGCAAGTTTCGCAATCCCGAGATGCTAGCCAAGTATCTTGGCAACCAGAACTCGGCTGGACGTGTGCTGTCGGCTGAATCACTTGAAAAAATAGCCGAAGGCAACCGTCGTAGATACGGGTACCCATGGGATCGCCTAGCGATTGATTACGAACGACTTGGGACATGCACGGCCGTTGCGGCCGAGTATGGATGTAATCCTGAGTCCGTGCGTCGCAACCTCAAGCGTCTAGAGATTTCCACCAAGAACTTGTTGAACTGGAATCATCTTCAAGAGGATTACAAGAGCCTCGGGTCAACACGAGAAGTCGCGCGAGCGTACGGATGCAGGACAACTGCTGTATCCGCAGAACTCAAACGACAAGGCGTAGTGATTCCAGTCACTAATTCTGGGCGCAAATACGTTTGGTCAGATGAACGTAGAGCCAACCACAAGGCAGCCACAAATACGCCAGAGTTCAAAGAGGCGCACAGAGTTGCAATGATTCACAGACTTACAGATTAAGGTATAGTCCGTTCTGCATGGAGACATGCAGAGTCACGCAGAAATGACGTGGCCCGAATCCCGTAGGGGGTTCGGTAACACACAAACTCCGTAACACGATCCCTCGTGTACGTGCGCAGGGCGCTTCACGTCGAGTGAAGATCATCAGCGGATTCAGTGGCACTGGTACTGGTGGGTCAACAACCATTCAGCCAGGTATTACTGAAGCCACACAGACCGTATTCCAAGGTCAGACGTTCGTTCGTCCTCCGTCCATAGCCTATAACGGCTATGACACCGTGCTGCAGTATGTGGCATGGGGACTGAGCGACCAGGTAACATGGCAAGCCCAGTACCAAGGTCAAGGCTTTGAAGACATTCGAAGCCTGAGCAACACCGCTCTCCTGTATGCGACTCAAAGCGGGTCCGCTATCCAGTGATGGGTAGATGAAAACTACGAGAATTGCTGGAACGTCTCGTTAGGCACTTGCACCACAACGTGACCCGAAAGGGTGGGCGTGACGGTTAGAGAAGGCAAGTGATAGAGAAAATCAGCAGCCGAGTCCCTACAGCCGAGAGGCCAGGGGAAAGGTTCAGAGACTAATGTACGTGGAATCTGTAGTTACCGATCACGAGCGATGCCAAACGGCGCAAGCCCAGTCCGTGATCACTGAAAATATGTGTGAACAATGTGGCGAATACCCCAAGTTCGGACGACACAAGGTGTGTTATCGGTGCTGGCAGGAGAAGTCAACAAGACCCAGGTGCAGCAAACCCGGATGTGACAAGCCCGTTACGGCACGTGGTTTGTGCGGCACGCACTATTATTACGCAAGGCAGGCAGGAACGCTCCCAGATGATTGGGTGCGTCCCGTTTATACAAAACCCAAGAAAGCCTGTAAGACGCAGGGTTGTCCCAACAACGCTCACGCGAAAGGATATTGCCAGACCTGCTACACCAAGTTCGTAGCAAGATCAGACGATGCTCCGCGTTGTAGCGTAGATGACTGTGATCGCCCCGCCGAAGCACGTGGTATGTGTGCAACGCATTACGCTAAGTGGCGTCGCACCAACCATCGAGACAAGCCACCTTGCATGATCACCGGATGTGATAAGCCCAACTATGCTGGTGGTATGTGCTCGGGTCATTATTCACAAGCCCGTCTTTATGACCTTTCTGGTAGCGACCTGCAGTTGCGTCTATCTGTGGGGTGTTGGGTGTGTGGGTCATTTGAGAATCTTACCATTGACCATGACCACGACACAGGTCAGGTGCGCGGCACTCTCTGTCAGAATCACAATCTCGCCGTTGGTCACTGTCACAACCGTTATCAAGAAGCGGAAGCTGTCGCTGCCTATTTGCGTCAGTGGCAACAAATCCCGGAGGGCATTCCGGGGTCATCTACAGATTAAGATATAGTCCGTACTCACGTGAGAGCGTGAGAGCCACGCAGAAATGACGTGGCCCACCGCACAGGCGGTGGTAACACAATAGATGCTCCAGGATGAGCGTTTGATTTGCTATGGACGTGGCACGGTAGCCAATGGCTACACCGGCCCGCTCGGTACCCCTGCCTGCACCGCTGCAAGTTGCAGCGCGTCATTGGCACCAGGTGGAACGTCCACAATCCCAGCCGGCACCTATGTCGTATGGGTTGCTGCGGATGCTGGTGACCTGTTGGGTACAACCGGCGCCCTGATGCACCAAGGACCAACGTCCGCGGCTGCTTCGGTAACTGTTGTCGCCAACGGTTGCATCCAAGTCAGCATCACAACTGACGTGACCGGTGCACTCGGGTATAACATGTTCGCCGCCTCTGTTGGCGGTGCCAGCGGTTTCTACGCCGGACGTACCGGCTACAACGTTGGTTACATCACAGCATTCCCCCACAGTGGCCCTGCATGTGTCGCTGGTGGCGGCGGTGCTGGTGCTGACAACTCAGCCATTGCAACGAACTTCGACGGACTGCTTACTTCTACGGCTGCGTCGGGTGGTTACGTCACAAGGCTCAATG